CGTAAACCTCAAGTACAGAAAAAGCCGCGCCGGCAAGCGCGCACCGAGACCGCGGCATATATCACAAAATGGAGGCACTAAATGACGCTAAACATGATGAGCATCGAGGAGCGGAAAAAGCTCGGGCAAAAGCTCAGACAGCTCAGACTCGACGCGGGTGAGACCCAGACACAGACCGCCGACGCGATCGGCGTGACCGTGGGTGCCGTTTCTCTCTACGAAGCCGGCGAACGAGTCCCCGCGGATCCTGTTAAGTCTGCAATTTCCCGACATTTCAACGTCCCGATCGATATTTTTTTTGCTTAAATAGGTATACGAAACGTATACACGGAGGCACTCAATGACAAAAATCTCAAGATACAGACATAAAAAGCGGGAGGCATGGGAAACCCGGGCCGGTCTTTTCTTAATGGCCACGCTCGTTTTCGCGACGTTCATCGACAGTGACGGCATCGTCGGCACGGTCACTCTGTCCGGTGCCGTTGTCTCCGCATTGCTCGCGGGTGGCTGCGAGCTCCTCGCCTCGAGGTGGTCCTGATGGATCGACATCCCGAGTTGAGACACCTCGCCGAGGCACTGATTGAGGCGGTCTACGCCGATCAGAAACGACAGGCGACGGCGGAAAACACTAACAAACCAAAGGAGGCACAACATGAAAATCACACTTGAGTTCAGCAACGCAGAGAGGTTTATGAAAGAGCTCCCTCAGTTCGCAAAGGTCATCGGTTTCGCTGCGAATTTCGTGACATTCAGCCATATCGACAAGGACGGCCGAGACATCGAGATCCAGGCGGACGTCCCGGAGGTCATCGACACCCCGGACGGTAAGAAGATCAAGAAATCCGACGAGGATCGTATTCTCGAGGCCGCAAAAAAGGTCGGAGCCTTTAAGGAAGTAGCCCCGGCAGAGAGCTCAGAGAGCCCTCAGGACGCCCCGAAAGAATCAGACGGTAAATCGCCCACCGAGACCACAAAGGCCCCGGAAAAGAAGAAAACAGAGGCCTCAGCTAAGCCTGAGGACGCTATGCCGAAACCGGTCGATCCACCTAAAGGAACACCCGACATCGCCGCCGTCCGCAAGGTTCTCCATGCAGCTATCAAGGCCGGGCACAAAGACGAAATGAAAGCGCTCCTCGGCAAGCTCGGCGCCCAGAGCGTCAGCACGCTCGATCCGTCTAAGTTCATCGAGTTCATCGCCGAGGCGAACAAGATCGGAGGCGGAAACAATGCCTAAACACGCAAAGCTCTCTGCGAGTGGTGCCGAGCTCTGGACAAATTGCCCGGGATCGGTGCACATGGCCGAGTTATTTCCGGAGACTACGTCTCCGGCTGCCGAGGAAGGAACCCTCGCGCATGCTCTGGCTCAGACCATGATCGAAAATGCCCGCGCCGGATCGGCCTCTCCTCAGATCTCCGCCGAGTATATGGTCGAACGTGATAACGTCAACGCATTCTACTCGGTACACAAAGAACTCGCCGGATCGTTCGACGACATGAAGAAAACCCTCGAACCCTATGTCGACTACGTCATAGAAGAATACGAGGCGATCCGCAAAAAGGACGCAGCCGTCGAGCTCATGACCGAGCAGCATGTCGACTTTTCTGACATCGTTCCGGGAGGTTTCGGAACGTCGGACGTCGTTATCATCGGCGACGACACCTGTGAGGTCATCGATCTCAAGTATGGCAAGGGCGTCCCGATCAGCGCGATCGCGAACCCTCAGATCCGTCTCTACACCTACGGCACGATGTCAGCCTTTGATCTTTCCTACGATTTCAGCCGAGTCAAGATGGTCATCTATCAGCCCCGCCTCGACTCGGTGACATCTGAGGAACTCACAGCCGACGATCTCCGCTCCTGGGGCAAGGCCGTCATCGCGCCCGCTGCAAAGAGAGCGCTCAGCAAGAACCCGAAATACAATCCGGGACCGTGGTGCAAGTCTCATTTTTGTCCGGCTGCCGGATCCTGCAAGGCCCGCGCCGCGAAAATGCACGAGTTCGAGGACATGATCGAGCGCCGACGCAAGGACGACGCCGTTCTCTCCGGAGACGATATGGGCAAGGCACTCAGCGCCGCCCGAGAATACACGGCATGGGCTAAGGATCTCGAAAACGAGGCCCTTGAACTCGCTCAGAGCGGCGAGGCCGTGACCGGGTGGAAAGTCGTCGAGTCCGTGGCAAAGCGAAAATACAAGAGCGAGGAGATCGTCGCGGCGACGCTCGTCAAAGCCGGCTACGATCCCGCCCTCATTTACGAGAAAAAGCTCCTCGGCGTGACCAAGATGACACAGCTCATGGGAAAAAAGGAATTTCACGAGGTGCTTGAGGAGCCCGGGCTTGTCTTTAAGCCCGAGGGAGCGCCGACACTGGCACCGGAAAGCGATAAACGTCCCGCAATCGTGACGAATGTCACCGCGGATGATTTCAATGATTAAAACAGGAGGACAAAGCAATGGCGGACAAAAAGTACACAGCAAAGATCAAGAAAGACGGCAGCGTTATCACAGGACTTGTGAGACTCTCCTACCCGCATCTGTTCGAGAAGGATGAGGCGAGCGACAAGTACAGCGCCTCGCTCATCGTCCCTGGAGACGACACCGAGAGCCTCAAGGTTCTCGAGGCAGCGGTCGAGCTCGCAAAAGAGGACGGCAAGAGCAAGAAATGGGGCGGAAAAATCCCGGGAAAGCTGACCGAGCCGATCCACGACGGCAGCGAGTCGACCGACGCCTCCGGAGCCTATGACGGAAACTACTATTTCAGCGCGAGAAGCTCAAGCCGCCCGAAACTTTTCGACGAGGACGGCGTCGAGATCATCGACCCGGAGGAACTCTACCCTGGCTGCTATGTCCGCGCGATCGTTGCGTTCTATCCGTATAACACGAGTCAGAACGGCGTCGGCGTCATCCTCAAGGGAATAAAAAAGATCAAGGACGGCGATCAGCTCGGCGGCAGCAACAATGTGACTGCGGACGATTTCGAGGAGGACGATGACATTGACACCGATCTCGATTGAGATGGGCGTCGACGTTGAGACCTTTTCAGGAACCGACATCAAGAACGGCGCGTACGCCTACGCGGACGCGCCTGATTTTGAAATTATACTCGTCGCGTACAAGATCGGGAACGGCCCCGTCAAACAGTTTATGCCGCGACGCTTTGCGGAGCGGCCCGGAGTCCTGGGCGTCGATCTATCTGCACAAGGCGAACAGATGGAACTGTTCGGCAAGACGGATCTGCTCAAAGAACTCTGCGCGGACGGGGAGATCCTCGACGGAAACGAGGACGAGTTCCTCCAGGCTCTCAACGATCCGACGATCATCAAAACGGCCTACAACGCAAACTTTGAACGCACAACCCTAAAGAGCTACTACGGCGCGGAGTGCAATCCCGATGAATGGAGATGCACCGCCGTTCTTGCCTCAACGCTCGGCCTCCCGCGATCTCTGAAAGACGCGGGCGAGGCTCTCGGGCTCCCGGAGGATCAGAAAAAGCTCAAAACAGGCAAGGCGCTCATCCAGTTTTTCTGCAAGTACGTCACACCGACCAAGAGCAACGGCGGGCGGCGCCGGAATATGCCAAAAGACGACCCCGACCGGTGGCGCCTGTTTTGCGTCTATAACAAGCAAGACGTCACAACGGAACAGGCGATCCTCAGCCGGCTCAAAAGGTTCCGGCCGATCCCGAGAGAGCAAAGGCTCTGGTCCGTCGATCAGAATATTAGCGACCGCGGGATCCGGATCGACGTGCCGTTCGTCCAGGGGATCGTCGACTATGACAAGATCCGGGTCGATCGTTGCATGACTGAGGCGCGAGAGCTCACCGGACTCCAGAATCCGAACAGTGTCGCACAGCTCAAGGGGTGGTTCTCCGCGAACGGTGCGCCCGGACTCTCGACCGATATGTCTAAGGCTGCCGTCGCCGAGGCCTTAAAGCCCGGACACGAGAGCCTATACTCCCCGAAAGTGCGGAGAATGCTCAGACTCAGACAAGCCCTCGGCAAGAGCAGCACAAAAAAATATCAGACCATGCTCGACTCAGTCTGCCGGGACGGCAGAGTCCGCGGAATGCTCCAGTTCTACGGCGCAAACCGGACCGGACGATGGGCCGGCCGGATCGTTCAGCTCCAGAACCTACCGCAAAACCACATCCCGGACCTCGATCTCGCGCGGCAGACCGTCGCGGAAAAAGACTTCGAGGCTCTGGAAATGATGTACGGCGAGCCGGCGCAAGTATTCAGCGAGCTCGTGCGGACCGCGTTCATCCCGTCGGATGGATGTCACTTTATCGTGACGGATTTCAGCGCGATCGAGGCCCGGGTCATCGCATGGCTCGGCGGGGAGCAGTGGCGCCTTGACACATTCCGAAACGGCGGAGACATCTATTGCGCCTCTGCTTCTCAAATGTTCGGCGTCCCCGTTGTCAAGCATGGCGTCAACGGCCACCTCAGGCAGCGCGGCAAGGTCGCCGAGCTCGCTCTGGGCTACGGCGGCGGCGTCGGCGCTATGAAAACGATGGACACAACTCACACAATCCCGGAGGAGGACATGCCGGACATCGTGAGCAAGTGGCGCGAGAGATCACCGAGGATCACCCGGCTCTGGAAACTGTTCGAGCGGTGCGCTCAGACAACGATTGAGACCGGCCGCAGATCCTTTGCCTACATTGAGGCGATCGGGGACGACGGACGGTATCACAAGCGCACGATCAACGGCAAGCCGATCGCGATCGGGTTCTCGATGGACGAGATCGACGGCCGGCGGTTCATGCTCGTCAAGCTGCCGAGCGGGCGGTCGATCGCCTACCCGTGGCCGGTGCTCCAGGACGGGAACTACGGCAAAGAAATCGAATACTGGGGAACTGATACGGCGCACACCTGGGCGCCGATCCGGACCTACGGAGGCAAGCTGACCGAGAACATCGTCCAGGCGACCGCGAGGGACTGCCTCGCCGAAAAGATGATCAAGGTCGAGGAAATGGGCTACCACGTCGTCGCACACGTTCACGATGAAATGATTATCGACGTCCCGCGAGCCGACGAGGCCGCGTTTGACCGGATCGACGGACTCATGGCCGAGCCGATCGACTGGGCACCGGGTCTCCCGCTCAAAGGTGGAACCTATGCTTGCGACTACTACCAAAAAGACTAGGAGGACACTCATGAAAATCGAAAGAATGACAGAAATCGAAACACCCAACATCCAGATCGGCGACCGGCTCCGTGTCGGACGATATACGGCAACGTGTCAGACAGTCACCGACGACGGTGCGGTTTTTCTGCTCGATCAGTACCTTGACCGGGCAATGGCTATGAACAGACAGAATACAAACAAGGGTGGCTACGACGGCAGCGAGCTCAGACGGGCCCTCCAGAGCGAGGACATTCTGAAAGAATTCGAGGACATCCGGGAATACATGAGGCCGTGGTCCAACGGCGATTTGCTCCGGGTCCCGTTCGCCGGAGAAATGTTCGGCGACAACGTGCCGCAATGGATCGAGCCCGACGACTGCGAACAGTGGCCGCTCATGAAGGACGCGCACAACCGCGCGGCGTCAAGGCGCGGAGAACTCGAATGGGGGTGGCTCGCGAATACGGTTCGCGACACCTCGACGGATTTCTGCCATGTCAACGACAACGGCAGGGCGAGCGGCTGGGTCGCCTCGAGCGTCATCGGGGTTCGGCCGGCTTTCCTAATCGCATAATCGGGCGGGCTTGTCCCGCCCCGTGGAGGGTGAAAACATGAAAAGAAATAAAAAAATCTATATCTCCGGGCCTATAACCGGGGTCCCTGGAGCAATCTCCGCGGCGCATTTCGCGAGAGCTGAGCAAGATCTCCGCGAGCTCGGGTTCTGCAATATCATCAACCCTCGATTCATGTTCGAGGGCACCGGGCTCGGCTACAACGACATCATGAAGCACTGCCTCGATCTCGTCTGCTCAGCGGACGCCGTCATCCTCTTGCCTGGGTGGAAACACTCCCGCGGGGCTCAGATGGAACTCGGCGCGGCCTATGCGCTCAGGCTGCCGGTCTATGAATACGACGCGGGATGGTCTCGCGATCATATCGAGGCCTAAGGGAGGGACATCAATGCAGCAACAAGCCGAAAAAAATATCCTCGAGTTTCCGCCGGCGCCTCATATCGACCACGATCGCCGGCTATGGATCTCGACAGGAAAAAACCGGTACGACAAGCACTGGAAAAACAAGCAGTTCATGTGGTCGGCGCTGCTTGCCCGACTCGCAAGGCCGACGGCGACGCCAGAAACCTTTGCCGAGTACATGAAAATGAGCAAGGCCGAACAGGACAACGCGAAAGACGTCGGCGGTTTCGTGGGCGGTGCCCTGAGTGAGGGCCGCCGATCCGCGAAAACCGTCAAGTCGCGCTCGATCATCTCGTTCGATCTGGACTTTGCCCCGGTGGATTTTTACTCCGGGATGAAGCTCGACGGGACCTACGCCTCGGCGTGCTATTCAACTCACAAATATCAGCCGGAAAAGCCGAGGCTCCGGCTCCTCATTCCTCTCTCGCGAGACGTAAGCGCCGACGAGTATGAGGCGGTCGCCAGAATGCTTGCGACAGACATCGGCATGGACTACATGGACCCGTCGACATTTCAGCCGTCTCGGCTCATGTACTGGCCAAGCCACGCGGAGGACGCGCCGTACTTTTTCGATTATGTCGACGCTCCGCTCCTGGACCCCGATGACGTGCTGAGACGATACCCAGAGGGCGAATGGCATGACGCCTCCCTCTGGCCGACGTCAAAGCTCGAGGCGGACTCACACCGCAAGGTCGCGGACAAGCAAGCCGATCCGACAACCAAGCCGGGCATCGTGGGCGCGTTCTGCCGTGCCTACACCGTGCCCGAGGCGATTGACAAGTTCCTCAGCGACGTCTACGCGCCGACGGATCACGAGGATCGTTACACTTATATCCCCGGATCGACGACGGCCGGCCTTGTCATCTATGACGGCGGCAAGTTCGCATTCTCAAATCATGGGACGGATCCGGCCGGCGGTCTCGAGTGCAATGCCTGGGACCTTGTCCGGATCCACAAGTTCGGCGGCGAGGACGACAAGATCCACGGAGACGTCGCACCGAATAAGCGCCCGAGTTTTAAGGCGATGGAGGACTTTGCTCTCAAAGACGAGCCGACGCTCCGGATCTATGACGCGGAGCATCACAGCGTCGAGGCCTCAGACTTTGACGATGGAGAGCAGACAGAGCTCACGCCCGCCGACGTCCGCCTCAAGCTCGACCGCTCGGGCAAAGGCGTCATCGAGAAATCGGTCGTCAATGCCGGCCGTGTTTTCGAGCTCGATCCGGCGCTCCAGGGGCTCACATATGACCTCCTCGCCGGTGACATCAAGATCGACCCGGAACACCCGGTTCCCTGGAAACGCCGGCCGGGGTCATGGACCGACGCGGACGACGCTCAGCTCTACACCTACGTCGCAAGCAATTATGCCGAGTTCCCGAGGCAGTACGTCCTCGATCAGAAAATCATAAGAGCCCAGGGGCGATCGTTTCACCCCGTCAAGCAATACCTTGAGGGGCTCGAGTGGGACGGAAACGCGCGCGCGGCGACGCTCCTCATCGGCTATCTGGGCGCCGAGGACAATGTTTACACCCGAGAGGCGACTGAAAAGACGCTTCTCGCCGCGATCCGGAGGATCTACGAGCCCGGGTGCAAGTTCGACAATATGCTGATTCTCTCCGGACCGCCCGGGACCGGCAAGTCGACGCTCGTCGCTAAGCTCGCGGGGCGATGGTTCTCTGACAATCTCACATTCGAGGACATGAAGGACAAAACGGCAGCGGAAAAGCTGCAGGGCTATTGGATCATTGAGATCGGCGAGCTAAAGGGCATGCGCAAGATGGACGTCGAATCGATCAAGGCGTTCGTCTCCAGACAGGAGGACATCTACCGCGCCGCCTATGGCCGCAACGTGGAAAAGCATCCGAGACAGTGCGTTATTTTCGGAACTGTAAACAACGCCGGCGGCTACCTCAAGGACATCACCGGAAACCGCCGGTTCTGGCCGATCGAGATCACAGGACAAACCGAACAGAAACCATGGAACCTCACCGACGCCGATCGGGATCAGATCTGGGCCGAGATGTTTTTCCGCTACAAGGAACTCGGCGAGACGTCGCTCCTACTCTCCAAGGACGCGGCGGCGATCGCGCTCGAAAAACAGACCGAGGCGCTCGAAAGCGATGAGCGCGAGGGCCTCGTCGAGGCGTTCCTTGCCCGCAAGCTCCCGAAGGACTGGAAAACAATGAGCCGAGACGCGCGGATCGCGTTTCTCGACGGAGACGCCGACTCGATCCTGCCGATCCCGCGCGCCGAGGAGGCAACCGAAGACCGCGAGATCGTCGCCGTCGTCGAAATCTGGTGCGAATGTTTCCGGAATCCGCTCGCGCGGATCACCCGGAAGGACTCCTACGACATAGCCTCGATGCTTATGCGGCTCGGATGGGTCCGCACCGATCAGCGGCAGTACATCGCCGACTACGGCCGGCAGAGAATCTTTATAAAGCAGTGAGGTAAAAGAAAATGACTGTGCAAGAGGCAATATCAGAACTACGGAAACAGGTTATCTTTACCGAGGTTTATTTTCCCAAAGATCCGGCGCTCCGGAGCTACGCGAAAGCGCTGAGCATGGCAATCGAGGCCTTAAAAGCGGTGGCCGTGGATGAACCAGATAATGACCACATCGATGAAGACATCCAGGCGGCCGACATGGCCGCCGAGGACATGCCCGACAATGAAGATATCCCGTTTTGTTGAGGAGGTGCATACATAATGATGACAGAGGAAACCCGAAAATTATTAGAAGCAGAAAAAGCCTTCGAAAGGCGAAGTCACAAGGCGACGCTCGTCCAGAACACCGACCGCTACACGGTCATCGACTGGAGGAAAGCCGACGGCAGCGGCGACTACTATGTGAACTATATCATTGACAAGAAGCGCGGATCACTCATTATCTCCGGAGATCTCGGGGATTGCATTGCAACATGGTACAACCCGAATAGCGTGCACAATATCACCGAGTATACCCGGAGCATCTACTACTTTATCGGAAAATTTCAGTGCTCCTCCGATCGGTTCAACTGGGACGAGGACGACATCATTGACGACATCGAGGAGGAACTCAAAGACAGCGGCGTGGATTTCGATGACGACGATTTCAAGGACGCCTGGGAAGGGTTCAAAGACGAGGCCCCGAATTATGTCAACGCGCACGGCTTTTTCCCGAACGGCGAGGTCGCCGAGTTCCTGGACAAGTATCTCGGCGACGACTGGTGGGATGGCTCCAGCTCCTGGGGCCGAACCGTCGACCCGAGGGTCTATCTCTGGGTTGCGGGTCTCAATATGGCCGTCGATCAGCTCGACGAGGCCGGGCTTTTATCAGAGGAGGACTAAGGCTATGAGGATTTTAATCGACATTCTGGCCGTCATCGGCGCGATCACCGTAAGCTCGGTGGTGATTCTTGTTATTGCGCTCATCTTTGATACTTGCGATCAGGACGACTTTGACGACTGAGGAGGCAGCATGAATGAACAGGCAGCAGCGACGCGGCCGGTGTTTCGGGGAACCGGGACCCGGCTCGCATGATGAGGCAAAGCGACATCGACCGGATCCGGCAGCAGGCGGAGCTCGACGCCTCCGCTGAGGCGGTGGCCATGCTCTTGTCCCTTGTCATTAAGGTCATGCACGAGAAATACGGATGGGGTTTCAAGCGTCTCGGCGATCTGAGCGAGGCGATCGTTGACGAATGGAACGAGGTCGACAATAGCGAGATGACACTCAAAGGCTACCAAGAATACGTCTATCAAATGACCGGCGTGAAGTTCAAAACGACCGATTAAATCATGGGACAAGCTCCCGAAAATGACGGGACAAGCTATGGGACAAGCGGGACAAGCTCCGGAGCTTGTCCCATAGGTCGGCGCCGAGGCATGGGACAACGGGACAAGTTCAAAGGCGCTTGTCCCATAGCTTGTCCCATCCAAAAACGTTGATTTTATAGGCTTTATAGCCATTTATGGGACAAGGGACAAGAAAATAAAACAAAACAATTTCACAGAAAAAACTACCTGCTACCAAGAAAAAAGCGGAAATAAGTGTAAAAAATGAATGCTCTAATACGCGCGCGGGAGATTGTCCCACGAAAAGACGGGAGGCTATGTAATGGAGAAATCTATAAGACGGGAGGCAAACGTCGAGCGGTCCTTTTGCAAACGGCTCAGAGAAGCGGGGTGCCTTGTCTATAAGTTTGTAAGCCCTGGCAATGACGGGGTGCCGGATCGAATTGTTGTCACGCCTGGAGGCCGGGTCATCTTTGTCGAGCTCAAGACGGAACGCGGCAAGTTGGAACCGATCCAGAAATTCCAGATCGGGAGGCTTAAAGAGCACGAGCAAGACGTCCGTGTTCTTTACGGCGCGAACGAGGTCGATCGGTTTGTAGTCGATGTCCTGGAGGGAGGACTATGAAGTTCACGCCCTACGAATACCAAAAGCGAGCGATCAAGAAGATCATGACACAGCCGTCGGTCGGGCTTTTCCTTGAGATGGGCCTCGGCAAGTCGGTCATCACGCTCACCGCGATCAAGCGCCTCATCTATGACGAGCTCGACGTGACTCGGGTCCTCGTCATTGCTCCGCTCATGGTCGCAAAGGATACCTGGAGCCGGGAGTGCGACAAGTGGGACCATCTCAAAGATCTCCGGGTCGCTAAGGTCCTCGGCTCCGCTGCAAAGCGCAAGGCCGCGATCGCGGAGGACGCGGACATCTATGTTATCAACCGCGAGAATGTGGTCTGGCTTGTGGATAACTACCGCGGAATGTGGAAATGGGACATGCTCGTTGTGGACGAGTTGACGAGTTTCAAGAATCCGGCGGCTGCAAGGTTCCGGGCCTTGAAAAAGGTCCGGCCAAAGTTTCGGAGAATCGTCGGGCTCACCGGGTCACCGGATCCGAACGGGCTCATGGATCTCTGGGCCGAGATCTTTGTCCTTGACGGCGGCGAACGTCTTGAGCGGACGGTCACAAGGTTCCGGCAGTTATATTTCCGACCGGGGAAATCAAACGGCCATGTCGTTTATGACTGGACACCGGTCGAGGGGGCTGAGGCGGCGATCACGCACAAGATCAGCGACATCACGATCTCAATGCTCTCGGCGGACTATCTCGAGCTGCCGGATCGGATCGACCGGGATGTCCGGGTCACGCTCACCGACGAAGAGCGGGCGGTCTACAAAAAGCTCGAGCGCGAACATCTCCTCGAGCTGAGCGAGGACACCGCGATCTCGGCAGCAAATGCTGCGGCCGTCATGGGAAAGCTCCTGCAGCTCTCAGGCGGTGCGGTCTATGACGACAACGGCGGAGCGGTCGAGTTTCATCACGAGAAGCTCGATGCACTCGCGGAGATCATCGAGGCAAGCTCTGAGCCGGTGCTCATTTTCTACGGCTATCGACATGAGCGGGCGCGGATCCTCAAGGCGTTCAGCAAGTATGAGCCGAGGGAACTCAAGACAGAGACAGACATCAAGGACTGGAATGACGGACGGATCCGGGTGCTCATTGCGCATCCGGCGTCCGTCGGGTACGGTCTCAATCTCCAGGACGGCGGGCACATCATCGTCTGGTATTCTCTGCCGTGGAGTCTCGATCAATATCAGCAGGCAAACGCGAGGCTATACCGGCAAGGCCAAAGGCGGCCGGTTATTATTCACAGGCTCATCGCGACGGGAACCGTCGACGAGAGGGTGGCCGATAGTCTCGATAAAAAGGATACGAGTCAGGCGGCGCTCATGACAGCGCTTAAGGACTTGCGAGAGGAGGTGAATCAATGAGCTACAAGAACAGCGAGGGCTACGACGATCCGACAGCCGGCGAGGCGTTCCGTGCGATCAGGGATCTCGAGAAGCGGCAAGCGCGGGAACGCCTGAGGGATCTGACGTGGGACGACTACGGGATCAGCCGCGAGAGATACCAAGAGATGAAACATTTCTGTCTCCAGTACAAAGCCAAGCGGGCAGAGGCAGACAGCTTGACAGACGCGAGCGCGCCGGCGATCCGTTACGACAAGATCGGCAGCGGCGGAGGTTTCGGCGGGAGTCCGACCGAGACGGCAGCGATCAGGCACGCGATGAGAACCGAGAAGGCGAGGCATGATTGCCGGATCATCGAGGAGTCCGCAATGTGGGCGGCGGCCGCTGCCGGCTATCGTCACATCTGGAAAGCTTTGCTTGTCTCAGTCTCTGAGGGTCTGAGCTATACACAGACGATGAGGCGGTGCGGTCTGCCGTTCGGCTCGACGGATTTCTACGGAATAAGACGGGCGTTCTTCTATCGTCTTGACGTTCTCCAGACTGAGAATGATAAAGTGGGTTAAACTGCAAAATGGTTTCGGGGTATAATTAATACCGTGAAGTAGTGAGGGCAAGGCCGACAAGGTCTTGCCCTTTTGCGTGGGCGAAACAATGACAGAGTCAGAGATAGCATACGCGCGGTGGTGCGTGCAGAATAATCCGCACCGGTTTTATCAGTGGAGCAAGTGGCTAAGCAAAAGGGCCGAGGTCCTGGCACTCGATCGGTACGAGTGTCAGAGATGTCGGGAAGTCTATCACAGATACCGCAAGGCAGACACGGTTCATCATGTCAATCATCTAAAGGATCGGCCGGACCTTGCGCTCGAGATCTGGTACAAAGATCCGGCGACGCATACAAAGCGGAGGAATCTCGTGAGCCTCTGCTCCTCTTGCCACGACGAGGAGCATCCGGAGAAGCTGAGAAGAAAAATTTCGGAACCGATCACCGAGGAACGGTGGGATTAAAAAATTTTCTCGCGTGAGAATTTTAGAATCATACCCCCCGGGTCAAAAATAAAAATTTTTCTCATTTCCCTCGGTACCGGTGCGGGCCTCGACAATTCCAAAAAAGCCGGTCGCGCGCGAAGTTTTGGGAATCGCTAGGGAAATATGCCAAATAATCGAAAAAAGGTCGGAATTGTATACAAAAAATTATCGGAGCTCAAGCCATACGCCCGGAACCCTCGACGCAATGACGCCGCGGTCCCGGCTCTGGAGGAGTCGATCAAGCGCTATGGGTTCAAGAACCCGATCATCGTTGACGGCTCGGGCGTAATTATCTCCGGACACACGAGATTCAAGGCCGCGAAAAAGCTCGGGCTTAAAGAAGTCCCTGTCATCGTGGCCGACGATCTGACCGAGCGGGAGGCCCGCGAGTTCAGAATCGCGGACAACAAGGTCGCCGAGCTTGCAACGTGGGATGCTCAGCTCCTCGACGAGGAGCTTATCGAGCTCAAGGGCTCAGACATGGGCGTGTTCGATCTCGATGACCCTGAGCTCCTGGATCCGGATGACGACGAGGACGAAAAGATCGCCGAGGCCGTCGACAATGCAAAGGCAAACGGCGAGCGGGATGAACAGTACGACGAGTTTGAGGACAAATTCAAGCCAAAGCTCACAACCGACGACTGTTACACCCCGCCCGCTATTTATAACGCGGTGAAAGACTGGGCCGTTGAGGAATACGGGTGGCAAGATCGCAAGATCGTCCGGCCGTTCTATCCCGGCGGCGACTATCAGCGAGAGAATTATTCCGACGGGTGCGTCGTCATCGACAACCCGCCGTTTTCGATCCTGTCTCAGATCCTCGCATGGTATGAGGATCATAAAATCGACTATTTCCTGTTCGCTCCGGCGCTGACTCTGCTCGGGTTACGCCCGGCGACGTCGCACATCGCGGCGAGTGTCTCGATCACATACGACAACGGCGCGGAGGTCCGGACCTCGTTCGTCTGCTCTCGGGGCGATCTCATACGCACCGCCCCGAATCTCACTGCAAAGGTCAAAGCCGTCAACGACGAGATCAACGCGGAGAACAAGAACCATCCGGACAAGTACGAATATCCGGACGGCGTTGTCACGTCGGTCATGCTCGGCAAGTGGTCCGGCTACGGCGTCGACTACCGCGAGAACCGCGCCGAGTTCGTCCGCGAACTGGAATCGCAAAAGGACTCTGGTCGCGGCATCTACGGCAGCGGCTACCTCGTTCCGCGTGCGGCGATGATCGAAGCCCGAAACAAAGCGGAGCGAAACAAAGCGGAGCAAGAAACGAACGCGATCAAGTGGTCTCTCTCTCCGCGGGAACTGAAGATTATCGAAACGTTAGAAGGTGCAGACAATGGCCACAACGAAAAAACAAACCGCAAAAAAGAATAACCTCAACGCAG